GCAACATTGTCGGCGTCGTGCGACCCGACTGGTAAGGAGAAGCATGCCAATCACAGAGACACCGGTTTTCGACACGGACACCTGGACCGCTGAGCAGGTCGAGGGCGATGTCACGTTCACCGTGTCAATCGCTGGCGCTGGCAGTGAGGACGAGGCCGACGTGCTCGCTGACATGAACGCAGCGGGTGAAGTTCTGTTCCCGCAGTCGCTCGCGCTGGGCGCTCCCGGAACGTCCACCATTGAAGTGGCCAGCGGCGGCAAGGTGATCAGGACGCTGGTGGGGGACCACGACTATGAGGCCGCATCGGAAGACGAGGAACCGTACGGAACGGTCCTTGTGACGACCCGCGTGCTGCCGGATGCAGCTGACGCGGTGGATGCACAGGAGGCCCAGACGGAGCTGCTGACCCGCGCCCTTGGCGTGGTCCGGCCGCAGAAGAGCTACTAAGGAGGAAGCATGGACACGCTGAGGAACAATCCGGTCGCATCACTGATGGCGGTGATCATCGCGCTGGCAGGTGCTGTCGTCACGGTGGTCAACCCCGAGACACTGCCGTTCCAGGACTACGTCGAGAGTGTCGGCGTCATGATCGGTCTCCTGGCCATCGGCCGTGGAGTCCAATCTGGTCTGGAGAACAGGGGCTAAGTCATGGCGCTCCGTACCGGCGACGAGAACGGACCCACGACAGAGCTGGGTGCTGTGAATCCGGACGCGCACGGACTCTCCTGGAGTTCGTTCGTTGACGAGCACGAGTACGCACCTGACCTGAAGTGGCCGAACTCAGTGTCCGTGTACGAGCGCATGATGACCGACGCGCAGGTGGCATCCCTCCTGCGCGCGGTCACCCTCCCCATTCGCCGGTACCGGTGGATGATCGACCCGAACGACGCGGACCCCAGCAGCGTGAAGGCGCTGGCCGAAGACCTGGACCTGCCGATCCAAGGGCAGGAGTCGGATACCACAGCCAGGAAGCGGAGCCGGGGCCGGTTCTCATTCGATCAGCATTTGAACGTGGCGCTGAAGGCGCTGGCGTATGGGCACTACTACTTTGAGCAGGTGGGCGAGATCGGGGAGGACGGGCTGTGGCACCTGAAGAAGCTGGCAGAGCGCGCACCCCGGACCATCGGGCAGATCGAGGTGGAGAAGGATGGCGGACTGAAGTGGGTCAAGCAGCTTCTGGGCGCAGAGACTCCGGAGATTCCGGTGAGCAGGTTGGTCTGTTACGTCTGGGACTACGAGTCCGGCAACTGGGTGGGGCGCTCCATGCTCCGGCCGCTGTATCGAAACTGGCTGATCAAGGACCGGCTGCTGCGCGTGGACGCCATCAAACACGAGCGGCATGGCACCGGCATCCCCATCGTCAAGGCTCCGCCTGGCGCGAGCCGTGAGCAGATCGAGCAGCTGGACGCGCTCGCCCGTGCGAGTAAGACGACCGAGACCGGAGGCGGAGCCATCCCCAGCGGAGCTGAGTTCCAGCTGGTGGGGACTCAGGGTTCGGTGCCCGACACGGTGGAGTCCATCCGCTTCAACAACGAAGAGATGGCCGGGGCGTTCCTCGCCATGTTCAAGCAGCTGGGCCAGACCCAGACCGGGAGCCGCGCCCTGGGTGACAGCTTCATCGACTTCTTCAGCCTGGCCCTGATGGCGGTGGGGGACTGGGTGGCTGATGTCTTCAACCAGCATGTGGTGGAGGACTGGTACGACTTCAACTACGGGCTGGACAGCCAGCCCGCCCTCCTGGTGTACGAGCCGACGAAGCCCGAGCTGGGCGCTGCCGACCTCAAGCTGCTGATCGACAGCGGCGCCATCCAGGTGGACCCGGCTGTGGAAACCGAGCTGCGCCAGCGGTACAACTTGCCCGAGCGGGAAGAACCAGCGCCTGAGGCACCAAGCCCGGTGGAGCCTGCCCCACCGGAAGGCGGCGTGACGGCAGCGGCAGGCGATGCGGCAGTGGCTCCTTCCCTGCCTCTCCCTGATCGTCCGTTGCGCCGCCAGCCTTACGATCACGAGATCACAGATGACTTCGCTGCCATCGACGCGTCCATGACCAGCGCAGTGGATCAGCTGGTGACGAAGGTGAACGCGCTGAAGAAGAGCCAGATCAACGAGCTGCATGACCTGATCATCGCGGCGGATGGCGACTTCGCGAAGCTGTCGGAGATGCAGGCGACTCCAGTGGCGGAGGCCGCCATCACGGACTCCATGGCCAAGAGCGCGCAGCTGGGAGTCACGACCGCATCCGCTGAGGCGAAGGCCCAGGGCGCCGCTGGAACGAAGCCGAAGATCAGCGAGTTGAAGCCGCAGCTGGCGAACCGGGCGCAAGCCACGGACCAGCTCCTGGCCCGGGCGCTCAGCGAGACCGCGAGCCGCAACGCCATCCGGCGCACGGCCCCGACCGTGTCCCCGAAGGACGTGGCCGCAGCTGTCAAGGATCACCTGCTGGGGCTGAGCGATACCTACCTGCACGACCAGCTCAACGGCGCACTCAACGGCGCGATGAACACTGGGCGCAAGGCAGTGATGGACAAGAACGACCCCACGAACATCTACGCCAGCGAGCTGCTGGACGATGCCACCTGCGAGAACTGCGTGTCAATCGACGGCTCCCAGTACGGCTCCATGCAGGACGCTGAGGGCGACTATCCCACGGGTGGTTTCGGGGAGTGTCTGGGTGGAGAACGATGTCGCGGTACTCTGGTGGCCGTGTATAAGGAGGATGGATGAAGATCAAGGCGGCAGCTCAGCCGGGCAACGGCTGGCAGGCAGGCCAACCTGCTCAACGCGGCGGCATGGCCATGTTCATGGCTGCGGGTGCCACGGAGCTGGTGACCATTGAGGACGTGGAGCTGGTCAGCACGGGCACGTACCCGCTGGCGGGCAACGCCACGAACGAGCCGGACACCACGTTCACAGAGGACGACCTGGCCGACATGGTCAAGGCGTTCGGAGACCCTACGGTGCCAGCTCCCCGGCTGAAGGTGGGACACGACTTTGACTGGCTGGACGGCGAACCGGCGTTCGGCAAGATCGCGAACATGCGGCTGAGCGCGAACGGGCAGAGCGTGGTCGGGGACTACGTGGACGTGCCCAAGTGGCTGGCCGACATCCTGCCGTCCGCGTACCCGAGCCGGTCCATGGAGGGCGGCGCGAACGTCACCGTGCCGAGTGGGAAGACCTATCGCATGGTGATGACGGCCATGTCCCTCCTGGGCGTGTCGCTCCCGGGAGTCTCATCCATTGACGACCTCAGCGACATGTATGGGTCCACCCCACCGGAAGGAGTCGTGTTGGGAATCAAGGACAAGATCGCAGCAGCCCTGGGCAGCAGGGGCGGCGACATCAGCGCCATGGCTGTGGAAGATGTGAAGCGCAGCTACTACGAGACCCTGGACGCGGAGCAGCAGTGGTGGTGGGTCCGCAGCACTTACGTGGACCCGAACGAGCTGATCGTTGACGACGACGAGGGAGGTCTGTACCGGGTCACGTACGACGTGTCCGGGAACAAGGTCACCTTCTCCGAACCCACAGAGGTGAAGATCAAGTACGTCAACGCAGCCCAGGAGATAGCAGCTTCAGCAACGTACGCTAGTCGGTCGGAGTCCCGGCCGGAAACAACAAAGGAGGACACCGTGGATTCAAAGGAAATCCGCGAGCGCCTTGGCCTGCCGGAGGACGCTTCTGACGAAGATGTCCGCGCAGCCCTTGACGCCGCCAAGGCTGAAGAGCCTGGCGACGGCGAGGACGGCGACGGTGACGGGACTGACCCGGCCGAGGAAGAGGGTGCCGACGATGAGGGCGCTGGTGAGGAAGAGGGTGCAGATACCCCTGCCGAGCCGGAGGCCGTCGCAGCTGGCACCAAGACCATCGACGCTCAGGAGTACGACCGCCTGATGGCGGCAGCGAACCAGGGCGTGGAGGCACGAACCAAGCAGCTCAACGACGAGCGCGACGCTGACCTGGATGCAGCGATCAAGGCGGGCAAGTTCGCACCTGCCCGACGTGATCACTACGAGGCGGCGTACAAGGCGGACCCGAAGGGCACGAAGGCTCTTCTGGCTTCGCTGGAGCCGGGGCTTGTTCCCGTTGACGAGGTCGGCCAGGTCCCCAGCGATGAGTCGCTGGAGGGCGAGGCATACCCCGCCAGCTGGGTCCCCGAGGTCCAGGCCCGTCGTGAGCGCGAGTCCAGCCAACGCGTCATCACGGAGGTCTGATCATGGCGACAGCCAATGAGTGCATCCCGTACTTTGAGCCTGGCGCAGCGATCACGGCGAAGGCCGAGGCAGCTGTGGTGGGTAAGAGGTTCGTGGACATCAGCGACGACATCGAAGGCAGCGGCTCATCGCCGCCCAATTCGCTGGACGACAGCCCGACCGGAGGCAGCATCGTCTGCTCCCCGGCCACGGCTGCGGGTCATGCGTTGGGCGTGGCGTCGTACGACGCTGGCGCTGGCGCTGACTTCTACGTCCTGTGCCAGCCTGGGGTTGTCCTGCCGGTGACGGCAGACGGCGCCCTGACCGCTGGTCAGCAGGTCGAGGTCGGAACAGCAGGCAAGGCGCTGGCGCAGAACGCCGGACGGTCCGTTGGACGTGTCCTTGCGGACGCGGCCGATGGCACCGACGCCATGATCCTGTTCTACGGACACGGCCACCCGGCCGAGTAACAGGGCCAACGAGAAAGGAAGAGTGAGTCAAGTGGAACGCACAGAGTTCCTTGAGCTGGCCCACAGTCTCGCTGAGCAGGAGGCTGCCCTCCGGGGCAACACCGGCAAGGTCGAGACACCCGGGTCACTCATGCGTCAATGGATGGCGCGAGGGCTTCCACCGATGGCGGGCGGTTCGCCCGACCAGCCGGTGCATCCCCTGGCGGCACCCACTGTCAGCGGTACGAACATCACCGTTGACATGATGCTCAACAACCCGACGCGGATTACGCGGATGATCAGTGACCTGAGCCTGCAACGGTTCATCGCTGACCGCGTGTTCGGGTCCGGTGGTGGTGTCACGGGCGGAGCGGTCGTGTACGACGTTGCCGAACGCAACGAGCTGTACGCCACCCGCGATGTCAAGAAGGTCGAGCCGGGTGGAGAGTTCCCGGTGGTCCAGGCGGAGCGATTCGCCCCGGACGTTGCCGTGGTCGAGAAGTGGGGCGGAAAGGTGTGGATTCCCGACGAAGCGCGGGACCGCAACCAGTCGGTCACCTTCACGAACAAGATCAGGCAGCTGACCAACACGATCATCAGGAAGATCAACCAGCGCGCCATCGAAGAGCTGAATGCTGCGATCAGCACATACAGCCAGACGATGGGCGGCAACAGCTGGGCGGACGTGGTCGTTGGAGGTGCGGGACAGTCCCCGGCCGACGAGTGGCCAGCGGCTGATTTCGCCCACGCGTGGCAGGCTGCGGAAGAGGACGAGCTGGGCATCACGTATGACCTGTTCCTCCTCAATCCACAGGAGTACGCGCAGCTCGTGATCATCTACGGGGCGCAGGGTCTTCAGGACCTGCTCAACGCCCTGAATATCACGATCTACGTGTCCAACCGAGTCACGGCTGGCAAGATGATCGGTGTGGCCAGCGGCCAGGTCGGAGAGATGCGGATTGAGAAGCCGCTCTCAACGGAGACCTGGCGGCAGCCGGAGCGCCAGCGCACATGGACCCAGACCGATGTGCGCCCGGTGTTTTTCGTGGACAACCCGTACGCAGTCCTGGAAGTCACGGGGCTGGCGGCGTAGACCATGGCTGAGCGCCAGATCAAAATCAGAGGGTTCACCTACACCGCCGACCTGGGCGAAGGCCGGACCATCCGGCGCTTCGCCACCAGGGGAGCGAAGGTGGACCTCAATGCAGAGGACGTCAAGCGCGGCGAAGAGATCGACGCGTTCGGTGATCCGAATGAGGTGCCCGACCCGGACGAGGTCAGCAGTGAAGTGGAGTTCACCAACGTGGTGGACATGAGCGATGACGAGCTGGACGTGTGGCTGGAGGAAGACAGCCCGCCCGTCAAGGAAGTCATCGCGGCTGCTGAGGACGACCCGGAGAGTGCGGTGCGGCTGCTGGACGCGGAGAAGCGCGTCACGGACGGCGACCCGCGCAAGGGTGTCCTGGATGGTCTGACCAAGATCATCGAGGCCGAGTAGAGGGAGCATGTGGCGGGGCGGGTTCCAGCCTGCTCGCCCCGCCACACCTAACTATGGCCGTTGAAATCCCATTCGCATCAGGTCCTGGCGGAGGCGGCGCAAGCGGCCCCGCTGGCGGCGTGTTGGATGGGACCTACCCTGATCCAGACTTTGCGGTGGACATGGCCACCCAGGCGGAGCTGACTGCGGGGCTGGCCGGGAAGCAGGGGCTTGACGCAGACCTGACTGCCATCGCCGCTCTGGCGACCGCTGGCTACGGGCGCAGCCTCCTGGAGCTGGCGAGCGCCAGCGATGGCCGGACCCTTCTGGGGCTTGGCACAGCGGCGACCCACGCACATGGGGACTACGACCTTGCGGGCGCAGCGGCTGCGGCTCAGGCCGCCAGCCAGCCACTGGACGCGGACCTGACAACCATCGCCGGTCTCACTGCCACGACCGACCGCATCATCCAGTCCAAGTCATCGGCGTGGACGACGCGGACTCCGGCCCAGTTCAAGACAGACCTGGCGCTGACCAGCTCCGATGTCGGGCTGGGGAGTGTCACGAACGCCGACCATGCTGCCGCGCTGGCCGCTCACCTGGCGGACACGGTGGATGCGCACGACGCCAGCGCCATCTCCTTCAGCCCCACTGGTTCCATCTCCTCAACAGACGTACAGGCGGCCATCGCAGAGGTGGCATCGGAAGCGGCTGGGGCACCGGCCGCTTCCGCAGTCACCTATGCGGGCAGCACGAACCTCAGCGCGGCGAACGTAGAGGCTGCACTGGATGAGCTGGACGCGGAGAAGCAGCCGCTGGATGCAGACCTGACGACGATTGCGGGGCTGACGGCGACCACCGATAGTTTCATGCAGGCTAAGTCAAGTGCTTGGGCCAGTCGTACCATCGCTCAGGTCAAGACTGACTTGGGCATCAGCAACGTGGACAATCTTCAGCAGCAGCCGATTGACTCAGACCTGACTGCTATCGCTGCGCTGTCACCGACGAATGACGACATCATCCAGCGCAAGAGCGGAGCATGGGTCGCTCGCTCCATGGCGCAGCTCAAGGCCGACCTGCCGATCACGAAGCTGCTTGGGTCGAGGACTACGGCGACCGGGGCAATCGTCAATTCAGAGACTCTGGTGCTGGCTGCTGCGGTCGCAGCCAACCAGCTGGCAGCGGGCGACCTCATCATCTGCGAGTTCGCCGGAGAGTACAGCGCGACCAGCTCAACGGCGGTCACGCTCCGCTTCCGGTTCGGGTCAGCGGGGACGACTTCCGATTCCCTGGTCCACACCCACACCACGGCAGCCGGAGGCACCACCACTGTTCGCTGGACGGGCAAGGCGATCTTCACCATAAGGACGAGCGGCGTCGTCGGGACGTTCATGTGCGCTGCCGAGCATCACGGCATTCCAGCCACCGGGTTTGTCGCATCGGGTCTAACCGCTCCGGCGAACCTTGACACGACTGCTGCGCGGTTCATCGACCTGACCGCGCAGACGGGCGGAGCGAACACCAACGTGACTTTCCACCAAGCAGCGTTCTACGTGGTGAAGACATGAGCAGCATTTACCCAGACACCGACAACGGGGTGCGCGCGGTTCGCATCATCGAGGGTGACGGCGACGAACTTGAAGAGGGCGATGACATCATTATCGTCAGAGGCCGACAGTGGGGCGAAGAAATCCCGGCTGTCAATCACTCGGTCTATGTAGCGTTAGGAAGTGCGGATAGCGTCCATGGATGGGCCGGATCGCGCGGCACGGTGACTCTGATGATCAACGGGAATCAGCATATTTTTGATTCTCAGGATGACATCGTGGCGATGCAGGCGGTCCTTGATGCCGAGTTCGGAGCAGGCAACACCCAAGCTACGGGAAGCGGCGTTCCCAACGCATTCTTTGTCGAGTTCACAGGCACCCTCGCAGGATCAGATCAGACGGGCGCCATTGAGCTAGTCAGTTCCGACCTAGAGCAGGACCATACGATTGTCCTCAACTTCGGCGGTTTCAACGCAGCCGAGGATGTGTTCTACTCTCCAACTGGAGGGTTCCACACGTATGACTTTGACGAAGAGACCTTCGACATCCAGTACAACGATGGGCCAGCCGAGGTACAGGCCGCCTTTGAGTCGGTATCGGCTATCGACCCTGGCGACGTAACGACCCTGGCGTATGATGGCACCAATGGCATCCTAGACCAGGGGAATTACACCATCGTCCAGTTCACGGGGCAGTACGCCAACACGCAGGTAGAGCAGGGTGTTCCGGGGTTGTTCAATGCAGTCCTGCCGTCGCAGTTGACATACCCTCCTGGATACGATCACATGGGAACCCTTGGCGGATATAGTATGTGGCAGCAGGGAGGGAGCGACCCGGCCAATGCAGCCGTCGCTGTGCAGGATCAACAAGTCGGCTCTCCGGCCACCCCGGGGTCCGAACCAACTGTTGTCACTATCCCTGCCGGTCTTTCGGTCGGGTCGTGCTTCACGATCTTCAACCTGCTACCCGTGGGAGAGGAAGAACAGGAGGCATTTGGCAGTGCGTACTTGATGTTGGCCGAAGGAGTGTCGTGGCCAACATACGGCAGCTTCAATCCGGAGGAAGGATTCCAGCTTTCCGAAAGCAGCTATTGGATAGTCACCCTTGTTGACGAGGATCGGATTCAGGTGTGGCGAGGCCAAAGTGAGTACGGATGGGACTGATCACCCTCAAAGACGCGCAGCCCTACAAGGGATGGGCCGACGCCATGGTGGACACCAAGCTACCGGGCGACATCATCGTCACCAACAACATGACGCGCTGTAGCGATGCCGCCACCGCTTGCACAACTTGGGACGACATGGTCATCCATGTGCGGACTGGCGACAGCCAGGAACGCAAGATCAGCTTCCTGCACGAGCTGGGCCACCTTCATCACGTCCGCATGGGCGAGCCACCGATGCCTCCCAACTGCACGCCAGCTTGGGATCATCAGGAAGGCTGGGCCTGGGCGTTCGTTCGCTGCGCTCTGGGTGATCGCAGTTTCCCGGGAACCGGAATCAACTGCTGCATGCCAGCCTGGACTCAGCTCAACTACGACAACGTGGCGGAGTGGTTCCGCAACGCGGAGGCAATCACCACATGATCTATGCGAAGCCCTTGAAACCATTCATCGCGGTGCTTGGCAACGCACCGACCGGCTTGGTTGGGACCATCACCGTGCAGGTGGAGAACCCAGACGGCACCACGGCTGTGGCTGCCACGACCGGCGGCATCGTTGAGGTGGAACCGACTGTGTACATCGCGACGGTCACAGCTCCGGCGCAGCGTACACCGACGCCGACCGATGACGGCACGGACTTTGCGGCGGTCTGGAAGAACGGCAGCACCCGTATCCCGGAGGACTTGAAGATCGCGATGCAGCACCCGGCCGCGACCGAAGACCCGCTGGAGATCACCTGGCGCCCGAGCCTGGAGGAACTGGTGGCGCTCCTTCGCACTCGCACCAAGAATAATTTCGGGGTGGAGCTGGGAGCGTTCACCACTGCCACGCGCCCGACCGACGAGCAGGCGGAAGCCATGATTGACTACGCCACGCCGCATGTCGCCAGCCGAGTCGGAAGCGTCACAGACCTCTGCCAGGACTCGCTGACATCTCGCGCTCGCGACATGGCAGCCCTGTACGCGGCGATGCTCATTGAGCTGAGCTACTTCCCGGAGCAGGTGAGGAACAACCAGTCCCCGTACCAGGAGTACAAGAAACTGTTTGACGAGGGCATGGAGTCGCTGACCGATGAGGTGGCGCGCGAGTGTGGCGAGGGCGAGGGAGTGGGCGACACAGACACTGGCGGAGGCGCACCGTCCTTCAACTTTGACGTGAGCACGAAGCCGCTGGGCCGGGAGTTCCCATGGTGAGGCTCAGCTTCAGCGTCTGGGGCGAAGACATCATTGAGCGCGAGCTGCTGCGCTTCAGCGAGCGGAACCTCAACGCAGCTCCAGCGTTCGCCGCCATCGCGGAAGACATGCGCGACAACATCCGGGAGCAGTTTGACACTGAGGGTCAGCACCGCTCCGGAGGGTGGGCACCGCTGAAGCCGGAGACCATCCTGGCGAAGGAGGCGGCCGGGTACGCCACTGCGATCTTGCACCGGACGCTGGACCTCCGGGACTCGCTGATTGACATGGCGGGCAAGGACCACATAGAGATCATCACCCCGGAGTCGCTGGAGTTCGGCAGCGGCATTGACTACGGCGTGTATCACCAGAGCACACAGCCCAGGTCGCTGCTTCCACGGCGTCCGCCTATCGACTTCAACGAGCTGGACAAGGCGGGCTTCATGAAGACGCTCCAGCGGTACCTGGTGACCGGCGACCTGACAGGGGCGCTGGTGTGACCGAAGCAGTCTTCAGCCGCATCGTTGATGCCAGCCAGGTGGAGCAGGCTGTGATCGCGCACCTGGGCAACTGGATGCCGACCTACCTGGCGGAGGCTGAGC